ACCGGTACCGCCATTGCGTTCTCGTTGGTGGTCACCGCAGGCACCGCCAAAACGATCACCGGCAACATCATTCCGACGTTCGCTCAGATCGGCGGAGCGGCGATAGAGGCCCTAAGCCAAAGTTACAGCTTTCAAGTGGACGGCAACATCACCGTCGCCTAACCGAAAGGCCCCGACATGCAACTGAAGATCGCGTACACGATCGAAGGACAAACCACCGAAGTGACCACGAACCCGTTCGCAGTCATGCAATGGGAACGCAAATACAAGACGAAGGTGAGCAGGATCTCCGAGGACGGCCTCGGCATCGAGGACCTCCTGTACTTGTGTTGGGAAGCAATCAAAGCCCAAGGCACAACGTGCGCGCCGTTCGAGGTGTGGGCCGCCGTCGTCGAAACGGTCACCACAGTCGCCGACGACGACGGGGTCCCTACGAGTCCGGCTCAGTAGGCCGGTTGATCGCAGAAGTAGCAGTAGCGACCGGTATCGCACCGGCCGAACTTCAGAAAGACGGACAGATGCTAATAACCATCGTTGAGGTCCTGAACAAACGGAACCGACGATGACCCTGTTTCTGAACGTCGAGCTCGAGGGCACCACCGAGATCCTGAAGGAACTCCGCACGATTGATGAGACCCTTCATACCAGGGCGCTCGGTCAGATCAAGTCGGCGTTAGGTCCGATGGTTCAGGGTGCGCGCGGTTTCATTCCGACGACGCCTCCGGTGTCCGGTATGGGGCGCGGCTACTTCTCGTGGGGAGGAAACGAACAACGTTCGTCGGTGAAAGCCAAAGTCGCTAAGAAACGCAAAGGCCAAACCAAACGCCTTGCGACGATCTCGCTTGCGAACGGTGCCGCTTCCCTGTTCGACATGGCCGGTAAAGGCTCAGGGAACACTCAGGCCGGACGAAATCTGATTGCTGGGATCACCCGACGGTACGGGCCACCGTCTCGGGCGATGTGGAAAGCCCAAGCGATCTACCTCCGTCAAACCGAACTAGCGCTACTCGAGGCCCGCCGCCAGATGGAACGCGACCTCAACGAACTGCTCGGGGGCTGACATGGCCGTTATTGTTCCGATCCAAACCGAGTTCGATGCCTCGGGTGTCAACGCCGCTACCTCGAAGTTTGCGAAGTTTTCCCAGACGGTTAGTAAGTCGTTGCAACAGGCCGGGAAGGATGCCCGCAAGTCGTTTGCTGAAGTTGAGCAGGGCGCTAACGATTCTTCGACGGCGGCGCAACGCCTCGCCGCTTCGATCACTAAGACTGCGAACACTCTTGACATTGAACTGAAAGCGTCAACGGCCGCAGCTGACGCCCTCGGTCTGGCCCTCGGCCCTGAGTTCGCCGCGAAGGTTGGGCGTAACGGCCTGAACAAACTGGTGTCCGACCTGAACCGTGCCGGTGTCTCGATCAAGGACATCACCGCTGAGGCTGATGTTCTGGCCGCCGCCATCAAACAGGTTGATGACGTCAACCTACGCAACGTCAGCGCCGAAGCGGACCACCTACAAACCTCAATGGCCGGTGTTGCTAAGAGCACCGACCGGTCCCGTTCGGTTATGGCGAACTTCACCGGTAACGCCGCCCAAGAAATCCCCGGTGTAGCCAACGCCCTCGGACCGCTCAACGTCGCCGTAGGCCAGTTCGCCGAGTACGCCGCAGAAGGCGGAGTGTCCCTCAAGAACTTCGCCAAAGCGATTGGGCCTATCGCGATTCTTTCCGGCGGTCTGCTGGTGGTTCAAGGCATCATCAAAGCCTCAGCGGCCGAAACGAAGTATTGGGCGGACAACGCCGAGATCGTACGGGACGCGCTACTCGGCCTTGAGAACCCGCTGGACGTCATCGCGAAGAAGAACAAAGAAGCGATGTCGATCAAGGTCTACGACCCGAACAAAGGCATTTTCGGTGGCACACGCGAGATCACCGACGACGTCCTCAAACTCGGTTTGTCTCAGACCGAACTGACAGACATCCTCAAAGGTGGCAAAGGTGCCGTCGAGGCGTGGGCGGACACCGTCGAAGGATCACGCAAACCGCTACGTCGTTGGGCACTTGACCGCGACGAAGCAACCTCGGCGGCCCTCGTTTACAAGTACCTCAACGACCAAATCAAATCCGGTGCCGAAGGCACAAAGCAGGCCGTAACCCAACAGAAAGTGTTTGGTGACGTCCTAACCCAAACTGCGTCCGCCTCGGATTCGGTGGGAATGTCAGCCGGGTTCGCTGCCGTGGGGATCGCTCAACAAACGGCCGCTACCGAAGCCGCTACCGCCGCATCCGAAGCCGCCGCTCAAGCCGACCGCGACCAGGCGAACGCCATCGACTCGGTTCGGAACGCCCTGTACGCCCGCAACAACGCCCGCTACGCCGCCACCGACGCAGACCTCAACGCCAAGACCGCTATTGAGGAATACAACAAGGCGCAGGCCAAAGCCGACAAATCCGGTCGGCCGAAAGACATCGCCGCAGCTGCTGCCGCACAACGCGACGCCGAACGGGCCATCAACGGCGCTGCTGGTGCCGCCTCGTCGTACGCCGAAGAAACCAACAAAGGCGCTTCAGCGACCACCATCGCGGCCGCTTCAACTCGTGCGGCCGTCGTCGAGCTCAACAAACTCAAAGACGTAGTTTCAAAGGATGGGGCGCTGACGTTCGCCGTTGAGCAATGGATCTTCCTACTGAACTCTGTCCCCAAAACGATTGACACAGCGTTCGGGATCTCGTTCGGGTCAGCCGTGAAACCGGTACGTCAAACGACCGGTATCCCGAACCTTGACCCGTCAGCGTTCGCCCGAACCGGGAACAACGGTGCAAGCAACGTAACGAACATCACCGTAAACGGCGCTATCGACCCGACCTCGACGGCCCGCCAGGTGCGCGAAGTGTTGAACAAAGACGCCCAACGGCGTGGCACCGGAACGATCCTGTCGTGACGTACACCCTTGCCGCTTACATCAACGGTGTGTCGGTCTCCGCACAAACCTTGGAAGGTGTGTCCGTCAACTACGGGCGCACCACCCTCGACCAGCAACCCCAGCCGACGTCCTGCACCGTGGAAATCGCGTACACCACCTCCCTTGGCGTCCTCGTACCAAACACTTGGAACCTCGGGTCAACCCTCGAGGTGACGCTCACCCCGACGGCCGGTGTAGCAAAACGACGGTTCTACGGCCGCATCACCGACATGACGATGAACTGGCAGACCGTGACGATCACGGCGATCTCGGACACCATGAGCGGCCTCTCACGGATCAACACCACCGTCGCCCCGTTCACGGCGACCCTTGCCGGCAGTTCTATGACGACGATTATGACGACGGCCGCGGCAACCCTGCCACCTGGTGCACCGTTCCCGGCGTACACGTTTTCGGTTGGCACCGTGCCGATGACGTCACCAGGCGCTACCGGTGTCACCGTCCTCGCCGCATTGCAAACGATTGCGGATTCTGAGCCGTCCGGTGTCCTCTTTGAGTTAGTCGAAACCGGCACCCTCGTTTTCGAGGACTACAACGACCGCCGTGTCGGCGTGTCAGCGCTCACGTTCACCGGTAGCGAGATCTCGCAGGACTGGACCGTCAACCGGACGATTACGTCCCTTACAAACTACGCGACTGCGACCTACTCCGCAGGCTCCGAGGTGTACACCTCGACGGCGTCCATCACATCACTCGGCCAGTACGAACAGACGATTGACACGATCCTGACCGATGCGGCTGACGCCAACTTCAGAGCTCGGCAAGCGGTCGCGTTCGGCACGAACCCCGGTTGGACCTTGAACGGTGTTCTGATCCCGATGGGAACGTTTTCGACCGCCCGGCAAACCGCGATCCGTGACGCCCTCGTATTCGGGGCGCAAGTCACAATCCCGTCGTTGACGACCGGTGTAGCAACCGTCTATTTCGTTGAAGGCTACGACGAACGAATCAACCGGAACACTTGGGACCTGACCATCTACCTCAGCGATACCTCGCTGTCTCAAGCCGGGCAAAGGTGGATGGATGTCGACATTGCAACCCAATGGGTCGCGGTGTCGCCGTCGATCACTTGGGATCTCGCGCTAACACAGAACGTCTAAGGAGCACCGATGGCACAAACACCGATCTACCTCATCGACTACCCGGTCTCTACCGATCTGGTTGCGAACGGGGCTACCGCTATGGGGTCGCTGTCAACTGACGTTGAGGGTGCGCTACAGAACCAGATCCAGGCATCGTCGGCCGGTTACCGGAACCAGGTGAGGAACCCGACGTACTCGTTGGCGCAACTCCCTACCGTTACCACGTCGGTCGCTGACGACTGGGTGTACTACACCGACAACGTCGTCGGTGTCACAAACACCCGTAACACGCTCGGGATCACAGCGCTCCTCCCGGAATGGGTTACCGGTTCAATGACGCAGGCGACCGCATCGAACGCCGCTGGAATCAACCGGTATGTCGCCCTTCAGCAAGGCATCCCGCAAGTCACCCTTCTGTCAGGTCGAACAGTGGTTGTTTCGTTCTACGCCAAGGCGGCGGCCGGAACCCCGAAGGTTGGCGCCAACCTCACCCAGTATTTCGGTACCGGTGGCGCCCCGTCGGCTGACGTTGTCGGCGCAGGCCAATCGGTAGCGATCACAACGGCGTGGGCCAGATACTCGCTCACGTTCAACGTGTCGTCCGCCGCAGGCAAAACGGTCGGTACGAACGCCAACGACGTCACCTACCTCCGGTTGTGGACTTCGGCCGGTACAACCTTCAACACCCCGTCCGGTTCCATCGGGCTACAAACCTCCTCCATTGACATCACCGGTGTTCAGGTCGAGCTCTCGTACATCACGCCGCTAGAGATCCGCACCACAGAACGCAACCTTGACATGTCCACCGATTACGGGGTGTGGCAACCGTTGACCGGTGTCGCGATCCGTCAGGGTGCTTCTGACATGGCAACAACGGTTACGGGCGGTTACGTCGTCGTCGGCAAACTGTGCGTAGTTTCTGGACTGCTTGTTGCCGGTGCCGCCGGTACTGCCGCTTCACAAATACAGATCAGACCGAACGGGATTCTGCCGACGCCGAGCATGGCCTTCGGATCTGGCATGACCGGGACGTTTTTGTTGGACGACATCGGTACCGCCCAGTACACCGGTGCGCTCCGATATGCATCGGCGGCCAGTATCACGTTCTTCCGTGACGCTGGAACAGCCTCGCTTACCGCCCCGACCCTCGCAATCGGCGACGGCATCGGTTTCCAACTCGCATACCAAATCGCATGAGACTCCTAGCCCGCTACTTCGCACGGTTCGTCGCTCAAACCCTCGCCGGTCTGGGCACCGGTGCCCTCCTCGACCTCGCAACATGGCGCGCCCTTGTTATGGGTTTGGCCGCGAACATCATTCCGGCGCTCGTCACCCTCCTCGAGCGGTACGCCGACACCGGAACCGTGGACATCGAATGACCGCCCTCATCACAGCGCTCGCCGTGGCCGTCATCGGCGGACCCGTCATGTGGCTACTTGCCCGCCTCGACCGGCGCAACACGCAACAGCACGGCCAATCCATCGACATCCTCGAACGCTTAGACGGCAAAGTAGACCGCCTCGACGCCAAAGTGGACCGCCTCGACACGAAGATCGACAACCACAACAACGACACCAGGAGACACCGATGACCGATTACGCCGAGGCCGCTAACGCCGCCGTAACCCAGTTCGCCGCAGAAATCGGACCGGCATCCGGTGGCACCATCACCGCCGGATTCACCTGGGGGATCACCTCAAAGATCGCTGAGCAAACCTTCGATTACGAGCTCGCGCACCGGTACGGCACCGCTCTTGATTTGGACTGCCGCAACGCCGACCCCGAAGCGGTCTACGTCTGGGCCTGTTCCCTTGACTGCGCCGACGAGGTCGTCCTCATCGAAGACCAGGTCCACATCACACTTCGCGACGGTGCCACCGTTGACCTCAGCGGATGCCCCAAGCCGAAGAAGAAGAAGGCCGCTGAAGCCGTGGAAGAACTGCCGGCTGAGTGACCACCTTCCCGTACGGCTACCGGGGCGCACGACTCACCCTCGATCAGTACATGACGATCTCAGTCATCCGCCGGATTGACCCCGAGTTCCGCCGCCGGTTGTTTGCGATGATGCAAGCCGCCGCCGACGTAAAGGTCGGGTTAGGGATCGGTGGGGCGTGGCGGTCCTCGACCACACAAGAACGTTTGTTTCGATCCCGTTACGAAGTGGACCCGCTCGGCCCGATCCGATGGAACGGCCAAAGGTGGAAACACGTCAGGGGCGCAGCTGCCGCACCACCCGGCCGCTCGTACCACGAATCCACAACCGAGGACGGCGGATGCCTCGCCGTAGACATGGTCGGGAACCTCGCCTGGATGAAAGCCAACTGCAAGGCGTACGGCCTGCTGGAGTTCACCGACCTCAAAGAGCCATGGCATGTCCAACCATCCGATGTACCTCGAGGCCGCAGCTCGTACTCCGACCGGTACGACCCGCTACCGATCTGGGTTCTGCCAACCCCGACCCCGCCGCTCGCACCGTCCGATCCGCCGCTAACCCGCATCCTCCGTCTGGGAATGGAAGGCCGCGACGTCGTCGGCCTACAAGACCTCCTCCGCACGAACGGCTATTCGGCCGGTAACTCCGACGGCAAGTTCGGGCCGCGCACCGATGAACAGACACGTCTGTTCCAACGCGACCACGGCCTCGTAGCAGACGGCATCGTGAACCAGGCGGTCTGGGTAGCGCTCCACGCCGACTAATCAAGACGATGATTATCGGCGAGGTCCTTGACATCGCGGCCGGTCACTGCTAGAAAACCGCTACCAACTCATCACATACGCCATTACACGTCCAACATACAGGCCGTTGATAGCGGGCGATTATCATCGTTATGTCACAGATCAGCGTTGACATTCGTTATGTGAAAAGTTGGCGACATGTCCCGACTCACAGAATGTGAACTCAAATGCCTTCAGGTAAATCGCGTGGGCCTCGCGTTGACCTCTCCCAACGATCGTTGCGTTCCTTACGCATCTCTAAGGGCTGGACTCAGCTTGACCTTGCATTCCAATCTGGTCTTACACCCACAACCGTTTCCCGACTTGAGAACGGATGGCAGTCTCCGAACTTGGACACCGCCCGCCGTCTCGCGACCGTGCTCGACGTTCCGCTCGACGCTCTGGTCGGGTCCATCATTGAGTACCGACCGGCCCGTCAAACCCCGTTTTCTGTTCGTGCTCGCAAGCATGACGGCGACGAGAACCAGGCGGTCGCCTGAACATGTCCACCCAACTTTCGATGTTCGACGAGGTCTTGGGCCTTGGCGGACTGCGGCTTACACCCGCGGCCCGCCTAACCGATCCTGAAACGTCACAAATAGCCGCTGGGATCAACCCAGGCGAACGAGGAAATGACCGGATTCGGGTACTTGAGTTACTCCGCCGTGTAGGTACTGAAGGCCTGACCGATTACGAGTTGGCCTCCCTCACCGGCAAGCAACAGAACTCGATAGGCAAACGCCGCTCGGAACTTTTCGCTGCTGGACTTGTTGAGTGGGCCGGGTTTCACCGCCCATCCCCGACCGGTTCACCCTGCCGGGTATGGCGGGAGGTGACCAAATGACCCGCCGATACGTTCGGATGACACCCCACGAAATCAACGCGTGGATCGAATACGACCTCGTCTACAACGGTGACGTAAACCGTCTTTCGCAAGCCACCGGCTACACCCCGAAGTCTGTGCGCCGCTGGCTGAAAGCCGCCCGCCTCCAACACGCCACCATCTGTGCGACCGATACAAATGGTTGATTTCACAGATGATGCGCTGGCCCGCCAATGCCTCGACCTCCGCAACTGGATTCGTGCCGAGTTCGATAAAGCCAAGTTCGTAGCCGCCGGATGGATGCCACGACCTGTACCCCAGAAATGGGGTCGCAATGATGGTTGACCTGGCACCACTTTTGGACGCTTATGAGGTTGCTGTCGAAGCGATGTTTGTGGCCGCCGAAGAACTGATAGCCGTTCCCGTCGGTGGCGACTCAAACTTCTTGCGTTACCTCGCCGCCAACCAGGCGTACTGTGCCGCTCACGACGCGTTGCAGGCCGCCTACGACTCCTATCGCGACGCCGGAGGTCAGTTCGATGTTTGTACCTGACTACAAAGCGGTACGCCTCCACCTTGAGCTGCTGAACCAACACGTCCGGTTTGAGTGCCCCTGCCATGTCCACGGCAAGGACCTGATTCCTGACATGTTCGAGATGCTCCGCACGGCGCAAACCGCGCAAGCCTCCGATGACCTCGCCAAGTTCCTTGTCGAAGTCATCGAGGTACTCCGCTACTACCGGGGCAGGTCTCACCGCGCCGACGAAGACGCAGAAGGCAACTTCTCAAAGATGCACACCGTCTACGGCGTCCACCGTGACGCCATGACCGCGGCCGATGACATCCACCAGCGGGCCAAACAGTTCGGTTTGCTCGGGGAACGCAAGGAGTACGCGTGAACCTCGACAACTACGTAGACGTACCCACCCGTCTGTCCCTCGCACTTCAGACGTACCGTGACCTTCGGGTAACCGAATCACTCCCGACCATCGTGCAGGTAGGAGACGCCCAGTTCGTCCAGGTGACTTGCACCGTGTGGCGCACCCCTGACGACCCGATCCCCTGCCAGGCGTCAGCATGGGAACCAATCCCGGGACGTTCAGCGTTCACGAAGGATTCGGAGATGATGAACGCGAGCACTTCGGCGCTCGGTCGTGCGTTGGGCCTCATGGGCCTTGGGATCAACTCCGGCGCCAAGTTGTCAATGTCCTCCAAAGAGGAGGTTCGCAACCGCACCGATGACAGTTCGGGGAGGGCGCACACCAGTCGGGAAGCCGGGAACCGCCCTCCCCTCTACACCGAACCCGATCCGGCCGGTGAACTCGAACGGCCGGTGACCCGCAAAGTTGCCTCAGACCCGCAGAAGAAACTCATCCGGCGTCTGTGCGCCGAGAAGAACTACACCTACCAAGGCGACCTTGACTTCCTCGGAATGGGCGACGCAATCGAACTGATCGACCTCCTCAAAGCAATGGAGGAGATCCGATGAGCGCCGAGGACGAGATTCAGCACCTACGCGCCCAGTTGGCTCGCGCAGCAGAAATGATCCGCATCAAGGACGAGCTCATCGGCAAGCAGGTTTCTCGCATCGTCTACCTCGAGGGGATCAAACGATGAGCACCTGGTACATCCTCGGCCTCCTCGCGCTCACCGGCCTAAGCATCGTCGTGCTCCACAGCATGTGGGAGGACATGTGATTGTCCGGGGGGCGCACAGACCCGACGGATGGGTAGCCATCCCAAACGCCACCGTAAGGGACGTACGGCTGTCCCTGACCGCCATAGGTCTCCTATGCCACCTCCTCAGCCACGAACCCGGCTGGAGGGTGTCAGCAGACCAAGTAGGCCGCACGTTCGGTATGGGCCGAGACAGGTCACGTAACGCGATGAACGAGCTCGTAGAACACGGCTACGCACTACGGACAAAGAGCCAGACCACTACCGGCCAATGGATCACCGAAACCGTCGTGTTCGACCAACCTGTTGACAGAACTGTGGACGAACTGTGGACAACTCAGCAACCGACGCCTGAAAAACCGTACGTCGGTTGTTCAGGCGTTAATAGAAGAACATCTAAGAATGACGATGGGATGGGTTTCATACCCAGTGACACTCTCAATGAGGTATTCGGATGACAAGCCGATCCAACACGTCGGCCGACTTCAAACGGAACAGGGCCACGATCCTCGCCTCCAACCCGATGTGTGTTCATTGCGGCATCCGCAAAGCAACGAGCGCCGATCACCTCATCGAGTACGACCGAGGCGGCTCAGACTCACTCGACAACCTGGTCCCAGCCTGCAAAACCTGCAACAGCCGACGCGGCGCACAGTACGTCAACTCCAAACCGAAGGCCCACACCCGAAGCAAGGTCGCTCAACAACGAATCACCGAAAGCGCAGCGCTGAAGGCGATGCCCCCGGTTCTTGGGGCAGGGGGGGCGTCCCCGGACCCAATAGCATCTGCGTATCTCCCCGAAACGGCCCAAACCAAGCCGAAACGCGCCAAAAAGGTGGCAAATCCTGTCGAATCGACGCTGATTGCTCCAAGGTTGGAAACATTGAGACGGGGGGAAATAGACCACGGCGCTGACATTGCGGCGTTGTGGCACCAGGTGACCGGGATGACGCTCATGCCGTGGCAAGTTCACGTCCTGTCAGGCATCACCGGATGCGATGTGCCGGGAATGCCGTTACACCGGATCAGTACCGTGCAAGTCGCAAGGCAGAACGGCAAGTCCACCGCGCAGGCGGCCCTCATTCTGTGGTGGCTGGTGCGGGCACCGAAACTTCGTGGCGGTCCGCAGCTGGTGATCTCCACGGCGCACACCCTCGACCTCGCCGTCAGCCTGTTTCAGCAGTTGGCACCACGGTTGGAGACCCTTGGGGGTGTCCCGAAGTGGTCGTTTGGGCGTAACGAGTTGACGATGCCGGACGGGTCGCAATGGTTGGTTCGTGCTGCGACTGGTTCTGCGGGCCACGGCCGGTCCCCCGACCTCGTATGCGCCGACGAAACATGGGATGTGAACGCTGACGTCATCGACCAAGGTTTGATTCCGGCTCAACGTGCTAGGCGTAACCCGTTGTGCACCATGTGGTCCACGGCCGGTACTGAGGCGTCCGAACTGCTCCTCAGGTATCGGGAGCAGGGGTTACGTGCCATCGCAGCCGGCAGTCCTAGCCCGTTGTACATGGCCGAATGGTCGGTACCGGCTGACGCTGACCCGGCCGACCCGTCACTCTGGCATCTGGCGAACCCGGCTATCGGGCACACGTTGGACCTCGAGGTGCTACGGGCTGAGTTCGCTTCACCGAACAGGGCGGCGTTCCTACGGGCCTCGCTCAACATGTGGGTAGCGACGGACAAAGCATGGTTAGAGCACGGCATCTGGGACCAGGCCACCGTCACGACGGCACCTACAGAACCCGTAGCCGTCCTCGCAATCGACACATCGGTCGATGCCACCCGCTACTGCGGCGTCGCCGCTCACATCACAATGGCCGGAGTCCACGTCCGTACAGCGTTCGTGATGTCGAACATGGCCGACATGTGGGCCGCCGTCCTCGAAGTGATGACCGCTAACCCGGCTTGCCTCCTCGCAATCACCCCCGGTTTACAAATCCACACTCCCCCGGCGATGTTGCGGCGCTCCACCATCGTCGGCCAAATGGAGATCGGGAAGTGGTGTGCGCTGACCAAGTCGATGATTACCGAGGGCCGTCTGACTCACGGTGAGGATCTCCCGTTGAAGGAACAGATGGCCCGCGCAGTAGCCGTGAACATCTCAACCGGTCCAACGCTGAGCTCGCAGAAGTCACCAGGCCCAATCGAAATGGCCCGCCTGGTTGTGTTCGCGGCGTCGCTTGCAGCGAAACCACGGCAACGAACCAAACCCCAAATAGGGGTAAGTCGCTAGGTTTCTATCTCCGACATCGGGGCGCAATGTCCGCGCCGCTGTCTCACACTTCAGGTATGCGCCTGTTCGGCAAACCTGCACCCCCGGCCGTTGCGGCGTCGGCATGTGTCCAGGCAACTGTTTCGAGCGGCGGATTGAGCGCGCTCGCGTCTGCCGTCGGGGCCGGTCGCGAGCGCGCCATGTCTATCCCGGCCGTGGCCCGCTCACGCGACCTACTGGTGTCGCTGGTTTCGTCGTGTCCGATCCGACAGTTCGGTACCCAATGGAACGGCGAGCATCTCGAGGAGATCCCGTTAGCGCCGGAACCGTGGATGATCCGCCCGGACCCGCGCACGACCCGCTCGCATTGGTTGGCGTGGATCTGTGACGACCTCATCTTCCACGGACGAGCGTTTGCTCTGGTGACCTCGAGGACGGCGACCGGGTTTCCGGCTTCGTTTCAATGGTTGCCTTCCGAGTACGTCAACGTGCAAGCCTCAATGTTCGCAGGGAACGCGCCCGTAACCCAGATTGAAGCAATCCGATTTCAGGGCACCGACCTTCCGATCCGCGACGTGGTCTGTTTCTGGGCGACAACCGAGGCCGCGATCCGGTGCGGCGCCCGAGCGATTGTCACAAACGAACGTTTGGATCTCGCCGCCCAACGGTTCGCCTCCAGCCCGATTGCCTTCGGATGGTTACGCCAAGTTGGCGGCGAACCGTTGTCAGCGACCGAACTCACCGAGCTCGCTGAAGGTTGGGCGCTTGCCCGGGACACAAACACGATCGCGGCACTCAACGAATACGTCGTCTGGGAGGAGTCCTCAATGGACCCCAGCCGGTTGCAGCTCGTTGAGGCCCGCCGTCACCAGGCCGTCGAGGTCGCCCGTTTCATGTCGGTTCCGGCCTATCTGATCAACGCCGACGCAGGCACCGGCATGACGTACCAGAACGCGCAGCAGGCATCCGCCGACCTCGTCCAGTTCGGTGCGCTTCCGTACCTCGAGGTGATCGAGCAGACCCTTTCATCTGACCAGGTGACCCCACGCGGTCGAATGATCCGTTTGGACCGGACGTACTGGTTGGACGCCAACCCGCTCAGCACCGGTTCCGATGCGGGCGATCCGATTGCTGAGCCGTTGAGGAATGGAGTTGAGATCGTATGAGAGTTGACATGGTGCAACCGATTCAGTTGCTTGCCGCCGCCGAGGATGGCACCCCGTCACGAACGATTCAGGGTGTCGCCGTTCCGTACAACGTGGAAGCGAACGCCTCGACCGGTTCGGTCATCATTCTCCCTGGTGCGCTCCCTACCGATGGGCCTGCACCGAAGCTGCTGATGAATCACGACTCGGCCCTGCCAGTTGGGATGGTCACCGAACGCGTAGACACCGCCGACGCAATGCTGTTCTCCGCCCGAGTGTCCGCAACAACGGCCGGTAACGAAGCGCTCGTCCTAGCGCTTGACGGCGTCTACGACGGCGTCAGTGTCGGACTGAACGCCACCAAGTTCCATTACCAGAAAGACACTCTTGTCGTGGAGGAAGCCGACTGGCGCGAACTTTCGCTTGTCGCGTTCCCAGCGTTCGTAGGAGCGCGCATCACCCAGGTGGCCGCCGAAGAAGGCGACCCCGAAACCGAAACCGAAACCAACACAGAAACCTCAGAGGAGGACCCCATGCCCGAGATCATCGAGGCAACTGCCCCTATCCAGACTGCACCGATCTTCATCGGTGGTGCCCTCACCAAGCCGCGCGTCAGCGCATCCGAGTACGTCGTTGCGATGCTCACCGGCAACAAGTCGGTTCTCGCCGCTGACAACGAACTGGCAAACGTTCCCGGTTTGCTGCCCGAGCCGCTTATGGGCGACGTGTGGCAGTCCTACTTCTCGGGCCGTCCGATCATCGACGCAGTCGGTACCCGCGCTCTCCCGCAGGGCGGCGAAACCTTCTTCCGCCGCTACATCCAGCAGACCACCGCTGTCGCTCAGCAGGTCGCTGAGTTCGATTCGCTTGCATCGCAGCAGTTCATCGTGTCCCGGATTCAGGTCGACAAGAAGACGTTCGGCGGCTACCTCAACGTTTCTGCCCAGTCCGGTGACTGGTCTGATCCGGCCTTGGTGCAGCAGATCATCAACGACATGGTCCGCCAGTACTCGATCCAGACCGAGACCTACGTGGGCAATCTGATCGGTGGTGCAAGCGACGCCGCCACGACTCAAATCGCCGACGCGACCGACGGTGATGACGTGATCGCCGGGCTGTACGACGGTGCCGCCCAGATGCGCGACACCACCGGCGTCCTGCCGACTCACCTCATGGTGTCGACGTCCGTTTGGGCGAAGTTCGGTCAGGCGAAGGACGCCGGTGGAAACCGGATCTTCCCGTACCTCGGACCGATCAACGCAGCCGGCACGTCTGTCGGTGTCGCCAACTTCGGGATCTCGCCGCTCGGCCTCAACCTTGTCGTCACCAACGACCTCGGCGCAGGCGACCAGGCGATGCTGGTGTACGGCCCCGCGATTGAGGTGTACGAGGACCGCTCCCGCACTGGTGGTATCCGGGTGGAGAACCCGGCCACCGCCTCGGCAACCATCGGGCTTTGGGGCTACGTGGGCGCTTGCGTACTGTCGCCGCTTGCCACCGCCACCTCGAGTTACGTCCTCTACCTCCTCTGACCCTGAACCGGCCCGCACCAAATGGACTTTGTCACAGTCACCGAATGTTCGCTAACCACGAACGTAGCGACCTTGACTGTGGCGACCCTCCTCGGATTGCGGGCCGGTTACACCGTCGCCGTACAGGGCGTCGGTGCCCCCTACGACGGCGAAGTGATCCTCACCGGGGCCATCACCACCACCGTCGGCGACGTAACGACGTACACCGTCACCTACGCCCTGGTGAACATCAACATCATCAGCGCTGACGTTGACGGCCGGGTGACCCCGATCTGTACTTGGGTAACCGACGCTGACATTGAAGGGTTCCTCGGGATCTCACCGGCCTCGCAGCTTGACGCCGACTACCTCACACAATGCACCCAGTCCGCTAACGACTGGTCGTACCGCCGCCGTCGAGCCGCCGGTTACGACGACTGGGCGGACACCATTCCGTCAACGGATGTTCTGCTTGGCACCGTCCTGTACGGGGCCGCCCTATACCGGGAACGTGGCTCGGTTGATTCGTTTGCCTCGTTCTCCGACATGGCCCCCGTGGCCCCCATCGGCACAAACATGCGAGTCATGCAACTCCTCGGCCTGAACAAACCGAAGGTCTGGTAATGGGCCTCGTCGCTGACTCCGTCGCCGAGTTCGTTGCCACCCTCGAGGCGGCCCTCATCACCGTCACAACGGACCCTCGGAACGTGCGCCCTCCATGCACGTTCGTGGACTCACCGACGATCCGGTCCCTGTCTGCGTACGCCGTCGAGCTCGTTATCCCCGTCGTGCTCCTAGCACCGCCACCCGGTAACGCTGACGCAATGGCCTCACTCCTCGCCCTCGTCGATGAAGTCATGGACGCCTGCACTCCGGCATCAACGATCACCGGTGACCCCGGCCTGTACTCCATCGGCGGACAAGACATGCCCGCCTACACCCTGCGGTGCACCGTCGGGTATCGAAAGGACAACTAATGGCAACGAACATCTATACCGGCCGAAACCTGACGCTCACCATTGCAACGATCTCGTACTCGGCTCAGATCAGTTCCGTGACCCTCACACCAACGCAAGAAGCGAACCAGTACATCACGTTGTCCGGGTCCGCTGCGAAGCAGGGTGCTGTCACCTGGTCTCTCGATGTGACTGGTTTCGCCGACTGGTTGACCCCTGTCTCCCCCGGTTTCTCAATGGCCCTCTACACGGCAGCTGCCGCCGGTACAGCGATTGCGTTCTCGTTCACGATTGCCGCAGGCACAACCAAAACGGTGGCCGGTTCGATCATTCCGATTTTCGCCAACATCGGCGGAGACGCGACTGCCGCCCTCGAGCAGACCTACTCATTCCCTGTTACCGGCGACATCACCCTCACCTAAGGAGAACCAATGGCAACGAATGTTTATACCGGCCGCAACCTCACTCTGTCGATCAACGCCGTGGCGTACAGCGCGCAGATCAGTTCCGCGACCTTGACACCGACGCAGGAAGTGAACCAGTACATCACGTTGACGGGTTCAGCTGCGAAGCAGGGTGCGGTCACCTGGTCGCTCGATGTGGAAGGTTTCCAAGACTGGGCCACCACGACAGGCATCTCGAAGAACTTGTACGACGCCGCAGCCACCGGTACCGCCATTGCGTTCTCGTTGGTGGTCACCGCAGGCACCGCCAAAACGATCACCGGCAACATCATTCCGACGTTCGCTCAGATCGGCGGAGCGGCGATAGAGGCCCTAAGCCAAAGTTACCTTTCAAG